GTGTAGGACTTAAAACTTCCGCAACTACAGGTGGATTCAAATGAGATTCCACTAGAGCCAAAGCCGCCGGTTTAGTTAGATAAGTTGAGCCTGTTTTGACTCCATTATCTTTTAGCCACTTTAGAATGTCTTTACGATTCCAAGCCTCATCCGGTATACCGTCATCTTGTAGGTCTACTGTAGCAGGTTCATCACCTTCGATAGTGAAGTTTCTTCTCAAAGCCTTTCTATTTGCTTCAAGCCATTCTTGAGAAACCTCTACAGGTTGTCCTCTCAACCACGGTTCACAGGTGTCCTTTCTACGAGCCTCGTAATAAGGACCATTGTAGGTCACTGTAGGCACTTAAAGCACCTCAATGGTACATTACCATAATGTCGCCAACAACATCTGCTGCTCCACCTTTGATGTGAAGTGTCAATGTTAGACCGCTTCTTGAAATGTCAAGAGCCATGTTATTGCTTGCGTGTGCATCATTTACGGGTGTTGCATCATTTTCTTGGATAAATACAGTTAAGATACTGCTTATTCCACCGCTAAGAATGATTGTTTCATCGTCTGCACCACCTGTAAAGGTAATCAAAGCCATCTTAGGTGCAGGGTCATATCCGTTTGCTCCATCAGTACCGTTTACTGCACTAAATGTACCCGGACCACCGCCCGGATAAGATACATCTGCTGCTCCATCAAGCCATTCTGTAGTTCCGTGTGACCCTGCTCTTAATTCCCATGCTCCAACTAATGTTGCAGTTGCAGTTCCGCCTAATATTAATTCTTTTGCCATAATTCATCATCTCTTATTATTTTATATCTCCATTAACCTCAAACCAAATCTCTAATCGAGCCTTGACCTCCAAAGAAAGTTGTCCATACTTCTCCCATTGAACGGTACATACCTTCTTGTCCAAGACGGTTAATAGCGAATGGGTCACCTGTCTCAATACCGGACTCAAAGTATTGAGTTGGTATAGCAGTTGAGAAATACAAGTAGTCTGTGTCTAAGAAGTAAAGTCTGCTTAGACCGTCTTTTGTAATATCCTTAGATGGAATGATTGGTACACCATTGTAGGTTGCTACGATGAAACCGGCTTCAATACCCGGTACACCCTTAACACCGTTGTAGGTAGGTGTGACTCTCTTCTCTTCCATGAATCTTTGTTGGCTTTGTAGTAGTTGTTGAAGTCTCATTAGAGTATCATATCCTGTTAGAATAACCTTTGGATTACCACCACGAACCCATGTCTTTTGGAACATTGAGTCCAAATGGTCAAGACTTAGAGTTCTTTCAGTAAGACTTGCATCTGTAGCCAAATCAACTTCTGCATTAGACCAAGTGTTAGCACTTCTGTCAATGGAATAAATATCTACATCGGAAGCATTGTCAATGTGTGCAGTATTACCTGTTGGACCTGCCGCCGCATGACCTGTACCTGTACTGTCCATAGTAGAAGAAGCAGTAATTCTGTCTAGTGATTCAAAGTCATTACCTGCCGGTGTATCGGTGTCTTGTGTTAGCATTTTGTTAATGTGTTCAGCGTGGTGCTTACCCATCTCTTCCTTCAAGACTGAACGAATGTCGCCTAGTCCGTCATCTTTGTCAGCCAAAAACATAGCAGTTTCGCTCATATCGAATGTGTGAACAACTGTCTTAGGTTTTGCCGCAATATGTTGGAAGGTAGGTTTAGTAGTTTCCGGTAGAGTAGCGTTTTCTGCAACTCCGCCACCAACAGTAAATGAAGGTCGAGCAGTAATAACTCTCCAACCACTTCTCTCCCACGGTCTTTTAGGTAGTACGCTGAATGCGTTAAATTCTTGGTTCAATTGTGACCAAACTTTTCTACCGTAAATTGCTTGGTATGTACCCGCAGTTGTACTCAACATTGGTGCATCTGCTTTCAATAACTCACTACCGGAGTAGGAATAGCCCATAGCGTTTCCTGCACCGTAAAAGTATCTTTCCATATCTGTTATGTTTCTTATGTAATCTCTTGCCATCTTTTTCATCTCCTATTTTTAATTATTTTTTACTCATGCGCCCCTGTAAACACTGTTTGCCAATGAATGCACTTCATCCCAAGACATGTTGTTTAGGTCTTGAGTGCTTGGGATATTTACATTAGTGGAAGTATCAGCCTTAGCGATAGTTGTTCCTTCTGTAGTTAGGTTGTCAATTCTTTCAGTTAATCCTTCAAGAGCCTTCATTACTTCACTAATTGGTTGGCGAGCATCGAATTGTGCTTTTTCTGCATTAGACTTTGCGATTTCTTGCTCCTTAGCGAATCTTGCAGAAAACTCTCCTTCAAGACTTCCTCGGAATTGTTGTTCCAAAGCCGCCGCCTTGTATACTTCATATGCTGCTTCAATATCACTTGAAGAAACATTTGAAGGGTTAATGTATTCTTTTGAAAGTTTAGCAGGTCCAAGTGCGCCCGCAGGTTGCTTTCCTCCACTTTGACTTACTGCACTGATAGCACCTGTTGATGGGTTACCGCCTTCTTGTCCTCTTCCTCTAACTTGTCCACCAAAGTAATCAGCACCATCTACTGAATCCGGGTTATCGAATCCACCAAGTTGTGCTTTTTCCATTTGGTCAAAGTGTAGTCTTGCTTCTGCGGTATTTACACCGGCAGACTTTAGAGTATCTTCCATCCAATTTAGGTATTCTGCACTAATTATATCGCTATATTCACTTTTCTCCATATCTTTCATCTCTTTTTTATCATCTTCGCCATCTTTTTTATCTTTAGAGGCAAAAGGGTTTTCCTTTTTATCTTCGGAATCGTTTTTTTCTTCTTTCTTATCTTGCATGAAAGGAGGCAATTCGCCTTTTTCCATAGCATCAAGTCTTTGTTCAAGTCTGTTCATTACTGCGTTTAAATCATTATCTATATCTGTCATCTTACTCACATCTTCTTTTAAAATTCTAAATTGCGCTTCCGGGTTTATTCCTTTTTCACAAATTGTTATTTCGTGGAGTTCCATCTTACTTATTTCTTGATATTCTCCATGTTCTCCATCAGCCTTCCTAACACGCTTGAAAGCCTGTCCACCAATAGAGAATCCCTGCAAGTTGCCCTTGCGTATTTCTGCGGCTACTTCACGAGCCTTTTCTATATCGTTTCGTAGTTTACATACTACAAACATTCCTGTGTCGTCTACTTCGGACTTCCACATTCTACCATTGGAGTCTACATAGTTATCTATAACTTCTCCAACTTGTATATTAGAGTGAGCCAATTGTACATTTCTGTACTTGTCACTCTTCATAAAACCATCAAATGCATTCTTTAATGCACCACGAGTAATTAAATCTCCTTGCTTATCTACAAGTTCTACAGATGCATAACCGGCGACAACTAAATCAGTACCACTCTTTAGGACAGATAGCCCTGTGGATGGTCGCTGGATGGTTAGCATTAATCCAAAGAACCTGTTGTCATGGTATTTATACTAAACCCATACTTTCCTTGTTAAAGAAAATATTAAAATTTGTTAAAATCAGATAACTGCGAAGCATTATTACTCGTTTCTATATGTTTTATGGGTTTTTTCTTTTTCTCATTACTTTTAGGCTGAATTTCTTTTTCATCACTTCTCTTTCTTCCATCATAGTCCGGTAAAGTTTCTTCATTTGCTAAACGAGTAGGTCCACTTGGCGACTCTATAGGTGTAGCCAAATCTATACCTAATCCTTTTGGACCTGTCCATGTGATTTTTTCTTTAGAAAGTTGGTCTAAAACACGAGATATTATTTCTAATGCTTTTTTAGTAGTTGGTTTTAGTAATCTATTTTCATCATCAGCCTCTAAAACACCTGCTGATTGGTCTTCTTGTTTTTTACGACTTGGTACTTTTTCTTCTTCTAAAGTCAATTCCGACTTTACTATGTGTCCACTAAACATTAATGGTGCTACAGAAGACCAATACGGCAATATGCTTTCAGCAAGAGTAATTGGATAACTTGTTTTTCTTAAATCACTTAATGAAGTATAAGGGTTTTCTAAATACCAACCGTTATCTACAGATACTACATCATATTTTACAGTATCTATATTTTTTATTATAATACTTAATTTATTATTTTCATATTCTATATCATGAGGAATTAAAATTGGACTGAAAGATTTTGTAAGTATATCTAAAGATTCTGCACTCGCCGCACCTTCTCCTTCTCCTTGACCTAATATCTCTTTCATTTGTACATTAAATATATTTCTTCCACCACGAGTCTTTTTAGTAATACCTGTTATAGAAACTCTAACTATATCACCTACTTTGTATAATTCTTTTTGATTGTGTATAGTGCCTATATCCATATATTCATTATCTTTTATTGAAACTGCTCTATTACCTAACTTAGAACCGTCAAGTATCGGACCTGCACCTAACTGATATGTGTAAGTGTTTTTTCCTTTTACATTTAAAATAATAAAATTATAATCTTTAGTCTTTCTAAGTACCATCCATTTAGGGTGTCTTCTTTCTCCTTTCATGTATGTAGACTTACTATCTCTAAGTAATATCACTTCGTGTTCTTTTTGTAAACTATCTACTGCATCTTTCAAACCTTCTTCATCAGTTAGTTTAGTATCATGTGGACCGGGTATGATAATATTTTCATGACTGTCAAATTGA